GGAAATATAAAGCATGGGTCTTTCCAATTCTCTTCTTTCTTCGGCAGATTGTTCATTTGGTGGAGGAGGAAGCGTACCATTTTCCATCGCTTCATTGATTGCTTGCTCACCCATTTCTTCCATTTCTTTGAAAAGATTTCCAAATATCTCATTTAAAATATCTTCATCGCTAACTGGACCTTTATTTGCTTCTTTTAACTTTTTCATTACTTCGTTTGGTTTTGGAAGTTTTGGAAGTTCATCTAATCTTTTCATTTCATTGGTATACATTTTTTCCATCTCCTCTGTTGGTTCCAAAAGAGTTGCAATGTATGTTCTTGGAAGATTTACTTGTTTTTCGTTTGAATGAATCAACCAATCCTTTAATAAAGTCATATCATATGGTCTTCCCACAGGATCGGTAACAGTAGCAGTTTTAAAAATCATAGGCCTACTGAGAGTAAATGTTCTACTACTTTTCTCAGTTATCATAGCAATTAATTCTTCGCCACTTTTTAATTTAAGAATTTTACAATTCATTCAAAATCCTCCAGGCGTATGCTAGTCAAACTATATGAAAACTTCTCATTAGTATATATGTTAATTCGATCATCCATATGACGCAAAGCATGGTTACGATACTTCTTATGCTTTAAATCGTCACCGATGTCATAAACAACTACTTTTTCTTTTGATTCGCTCTTTCTTAATCCTCTTCCAATTGATTGCAATACACGAACAACAGATTTAGACGGGGATGTGAATACAATGTTGTGTATGTTTTTAATATTGATACCTGTAGAACATGTTCCATAAGATGCCACAAGTATACAATCTGTTTGATTGTTTACTATTTGACGAATATCTTCTCTTTCTGCTGCTTCTGTTTTACCATAAATCAGAAAACATGGTTTCTTTGAAACTTTTTCTATATCATTAAATAATGGCAATCCATGTTTTTCTACAAAGTTAAAAAGAACTAAAGTATTTCCTTTTAAATGAGTGCATAGATTTACAATAAATTTGTTTCTTTTTTTATTAGCGACTAACCATTGTATTTCTTCAATGTATTTTGCTCTTTTAATTTCGTCTACTTCTTGTGGAGTGTATTGTAATAGTAAGCAATTAATTTTCAAATTTGCTAATAGATTTTTATCAATTAAAGTTTTTGTCGAAGTTACATTGTAGACTGGACCAAACAAACCTTCTATTACTAATTTATGTACATGTGTTCCGTCGAGAGTTCCTGTTGTTCCAATTCTATATGGACATGTTTTCATCTTAGACATTATTGCTGTAAGAGATTTTGCTTTAAATAAATGACACTCATCACCAAATACACAATAAAAATCTTTGAAGTATTCTTCTTTTAATTTGTAAATGCTTTGCCAAGTTGAAATTACAATTTTTTTATTTGTTTGTTTATCTTGACCTTCATATAAAACATGACAAGATTTAATAAAACCATCTTTATTTGAGTATTCTTTAAAGTCATTAAACATCTGTGCTACTAGTCCAGTAGTTGGCACTATAACTAATACTTTTTTATCTTCAGGAATATGATTTAACAAAAATCGTATAAGAAGATAAATTATTAGTGATTTACCACTTCCGGTAGGAGATATCAGTAATGTTCTTTGTTTTAGTAAAGCATGTTTTACTGCTTTTATTTGATGTTCGTGTGGTTGTATTTTTTCACCACCAAGAAAGCACGAAAACGATTCAAGAAAAGAATCAATTTCTTGTTCGGTTATTGTGGGTTTAATTAAAGGATTAAATTGTATTTTATAATTTCTTTCCTCTGCAAACTTAAACACATAATCAGTTAATCCTGAATATATTGTGTGTGTTAGTGTGTTAAATAAACGAATCTTACCATCCCACAATTTGTTTTTAAACGCGGGAGTATATTGGTAATTAGGAACAGTAAATGTAAAAAATGAACTGATTTCTTTTGCTATAGAGCGATCACAGTCTATTTTTAAATTTACAGAATCTATTTCGTTTATTGTAATCATTGACCTTGTGTGAATTTAATCCAATCAATCGCTGCACGAATGTTCCAAATACGATTGCTTATTGCTTTAACAATGTTTTCCAAGTAATTAATTTTTTCGTTTTGATATTCTATTTTGTTTTTAAGAGTAATTAATTCTTTGTCTGAGTCTAAAAACTTATCTACATCTTGTCTTAGAATTGCAAGTTCAAAAGGTTCCCAGTTTAATTCTGAGAGTTGTTCTTCTGATAATTTTCCTGTGTAATATAACCATTTGTTTTTCTTAAGAATACTATAATCGCCTTCATATTTTTTAAGAACAAGTTTTTCATCCATTAAAATACACAGATATTTGTTGTGCATTTGAGGAATGTTGAGACTTTCCTTGTCTAGTTGTGTATTGTCTATTTTTATGTCAGACTCAACCATTTTTCTTATTTCATTTAATGATATGCTCATAGTGTGTATTATATCAGATATATCATAAAATGGTAGCTTATTGTTGGCGAGCTATTGTGTAATGTGTATATGAGAATGTAGCTGTCGATAATATAGGATCTATATCTTGAACCGAAACATCAAAATCCAAACCAGATAAAGACATAGGAAAAGCATTGTGAAAAGTTACTGTTAGATTTATATTATATGAACTATTTAAAACATATAAGGCAATATTTGATGTTTTTTGATGTTCTTTTAAAACATCTGATGTACCTAAGTTTGATCCCAGTGAAGTCATCCAATCATGAACTTCTAACCAGTTACGCATGTCTTCATCGACTATAAATCCAACCTGTAAGTCTTCATAGGTTTGTCTTGTGCCTGGTCTGCTGATTGGTCCTAGACCCGTTGGCGTGCTTTGTACCGCGTTACCGAAGAATATAGAGGGTAGATTTGCTCTTTGACAAAAGTATGTAACAGTAGGTAATCTAGGAATATACAATAAAAATTTATTTGTTGTTAAATTATTTTTATTTACTGGTTCTTTTGGATTTGTTGTTAACAAATCACCCGGCAATTTATCTTTTACCGATTGTGGCAAATTATTAAAATAATCTGTATAACTGGTCATACTAATATTTATAAAACAAAACCGAGGGGTATTTCTCCCCTCGGTTTCGAATCAATTTAGATGTGACTTAACTCAGGTTGTTCCACCAGTTTGACCGTGGAGGTTCTTGATTGCAAAGAGTCTGTAGTAGACATTGCTGTTTGCATCCAAACCATCGGTGTTGGTAGTGATTGCTGTACGACCCTTAGCGAAGGGGTTAGCAACCATTCCGTAACGAGTCTTGAATCCAATCTTGGGTTGGAATGTATCTTGAGATACTGCACGAACCATTTGTAGAGGAACATATGGGCAGTAGAACATACCGGCGTCATAAGGAGATGAACCCTTATAACCAACCATGCAGAAATCTACGCCTTCCTTAACGAATGGGTCGATGAAGACCTTAAACTTACCGTTCAATACACCGGCAAACACATTTCCTGTGTCATCAACATTCATTTGAACATTGAGAGCAGGAGAGAGGTTTAGGAATCCACCCATTGCGAGAGCAGAAGCGACATCTGCGCTGCATAGGATGAAGTTACCCTTTCCTCTACGAGTTTGCTTGGCGATTAGGTTTGCTTCGCGCTCAATCTGGAACATTAGTCCACGGAAGCGTTCTGCACTCCAACGACCGTCAGAGTCAGCGAGAACATCGTAGACACCGTTTCCTGCACCAGCCAAGTCGGCGTTTTGAGCACCTGTCTTAGCGATGGTGTAGACTGAACGAATAATTTCACGGTTGATTTCGTTCAAAATTTCTGTGCTTAGAATGTTGGCGAGTTCTGACTCGGCATCTAGACCGTGAACAGCCTTGAGGTCTTGAGCCAACTCAGTTGTGTATTCTGCCTTTAGTGCGCGTGTTCTTGCTTCGACGGCAACACGCTCAATGCTGAAGGCCATTTCACGGAACTGGTATGTGTCGTTAGGACCACCCAATTGTTCTGCTTGTGTTGTCAATATACCACGGAACTTAGAGAACAAATCGTTTCTTGTTCCATTGGATGTGATTGGTTCAACACCTAGTGTGTGACCAGCCAACATTGCAGCATTGTATGCACCGGAAGCACCAGTAGCACCTGAATATGCGGGCCATGCTTCATCGAATCTTGCTTCCTCTCCACCTTGTGTGTTATATCTTGATCTCATTGCGAAGATCAAGCCGGTGGGAGCAGTCATTGGTTGAACGCCAGCAATATCGTATGCTACGATGTTGGGCATTGCACGACGAACAAGGCTGATTAGAATTGGATCATAACCAGCAAGATTGCTGTTAGCACCCATACCACCGATGTTAACTTGACCTGTGGCAAAGTTACCACCCATAGCATTTACGGGAGTTTCTGTGAGCATTCCTTCGTTGAGAGCTTTGCGTTGATTCTCTAAGAGAACAGCAGTTACTCTGCGCTTGTGTACATCATTGATTTCAGGAAGCTCGTTGTGATTAAGAACGGGTTCCCATTTTTCTACTAGTGTGTCATACGGTGTTACTGAATTAAAGTCCATCTTTATCTCCTTGTTATTATTATATATTAATTTGAACTTTTACAATTAGTTTTTACGAGGTGTATTTGTTAATTTCAACTGATTGCTGATGGTTTTTACATAGTTTTCCATAAGCGGATCTCCACCAGTTGGTTTTGACGATGTTGTTGTGGTTTCATCAGAGTTCATAGTGTTCTTAGCATTTGGTCCAAAGTATGATTCTTTAAGAATTTTTACTTTTTCTGTGTATTGTTCAACGCTATCAAACTCAATATTTTCTGATAATTTAGCAAGTTTTTCTACTTCTGTGTCTGCTAAATTTTCACTTATTTCAATGAAAGATTCTGCACATTTATGAGCAAGAATTTCATTTTTAAGTTGAAGATTTTCAGCAATAACTTCGTTTGCTGCTTTTTCTAGTTCTGCATTTGTGTTAAACAAATCGTCTAGAATATCGTACTTTTCTTCAGGAACATCAATGAAACTGTTTTGGAACAATTCCTTAAGTCCGAGAATAAAGTTTTCAGCAATTTCAGTACGGAATCCGTTTTCAATTGCTAGTTTATTTTCAGTTGACCATTCTTCTACAACATAGTTTAGGTATTGGTCTACTTGTTCAACTATGGATGAAACATTTTCTTGAATTTGTTCTTGAATTATTTCCTTTGATGCTTCTACCATAGCATCTTCCATTGTTGAAAGTTTTTCATTTAATGCAGCAATAAATACTGTTTTGATTTTTTCAACGAATTCAGGAGATGCATTTGAACCTTCAAATAAAGCATTTAGTGTATCATTAATATTGATCTCTAATTGCTCATTTGTTTCTTCTTCATCTTCTGTTTTCTTTTCTTCTGCTTCTCCCTTGTTACCGCCGGGACTTAATGTAGCCATATTTTTGGCTGCATTATCATCTGCGGCAAGAGTTCCCAACATTGCTCCTTTTCCGTCAGCGTCGTGATATAATTGGGTTGATGAGTAATCATCTGTTTCTTCTTGAACTTGTTTCTTATTTTTCACTTTGTGTTTCCTCCACTTTTGGCATTTATATTTAGAATAATTAATTTTTTCACATTAACGCAATGTGTACAACAAACATTTTACTCTTCTGGTTGTGCTGCAAATCTTTTAGCAAAGTTGCTAACAAATAATTTTTGATTTTCTTTAGAAAATATACCACCACTACCAACAGGTTGACCATATCTTCTATTAGAAGTTCCTGTATTTGTTTTTATTGGGGTAGAGAGCCGTTCTCTAGCAGTATCATAAAGTGCGCCGCCGGCAGATCTTGCAACTCTTGATAATAACCCTGCCCCCGGTTTAGCTGGACCTATTGCTGCGCTTATATTTTGTTTTGCTTGATCGAGACTTCCAACAATTCTTTGTCGAAGTCTGTCCCCCAAAGCACCATATGCCTTATTTGCATATATGTTTGGCATTTCTCGGGTTGCAGTTGCAGCATTTCCTCTTAATCCCCTACTTGCAATCATTTGATTTGCTAAAACTCTAGTTTGTTCTCTACCCTTTTCAATTTTAGGAACATCTGAAAAAGCAGAACCAACTGCACCAATTGCTTGTTTTGCTGGATCTATTAGTCCTGCACCTATATTTTTTGCAGTCCTTCCAACAGAAATAGCACCCCTAACAGGTTTAGCAACGGCAGATCCTACTGCTCTTGCTCCTGATGCAATACCAGAACCAACTTGTCTAATAGCAGTTGCGGCTTGATATGCGGGTCGAATCATTGCACCTAATGTGCTAAAAATTTCATTTATTGCTTGTTGTTTTTTCCAAGCATTAAATTTTTCTAATTCTATTAGATTTTCTTCTGAAATATATGCGTACATTTTAGATCCTTCTTAGGAAATCTTCAAACAATTGTATTGCTTTTTTCTCTAAATTTTTTCTAGAGGTTTTGGTTATTTCTTTATGGTAGGAGTTGATAACAGTTTCTTTTAATACACCATTATCCCATACCCACTCTTTGCCTTCCATTATTCCATTTACGAAAGCATTTGGTGCTGAAGGATCTGCGACTATATCAATTGCAGAGAGAGTAAAATCTGGTTGAACTTCATTGATTTCATTTACTTTTTTCAATGAACCCATGCCGCGTGAAGAAACACCTAACAAAGCACCTTCATCAATTAGATTTTTTACAATGTTTCCCATAGGAGTTTCACAAAGAATTTTTGCTCTTCCTATAAAGTCATTTCCATTTTTCTTTAATTCCACAATCATATGTGAAACACGATCTAAATTAACAGTAGGACCTTGGGGGTGGTTTAATTCACCTAAAGCTCTTTTCTTTACTATAAAATTTTGGTGATATCTTCCTATTTCATTTTCTAAAATTATTAATGGATATTTTCTTCCATTTCTGTTAACAGTTTCAGCCTGTAACATAATTCCCTCAAGAAAATAAGATTTTTTCCCATCTTCTTTGGATTCAACAATAGGTTTTAATGTTTCTAATGTCTCTGTTATAAGCTTCATGTTTAACCTTTAGTTAGAAAATTCTTCTAAGAATCTTTCAACAACTTGCTGAACTTCTTCTTCTGTTAATTCTTGTCCTGCTTTTTCTTCAATCTCTTGAATAATTTGAGATAAAATTTCTTGCATTTCTTCTTCTGTCAATGACTCATTCATATCCTCGTCTTCATCTTCGTCCTCATCTTCATCTTCGTCTTCCTCTTCGTCATTATCTTTTTTCTTCTTATGCTTTTTGGGTTCTTCTTCATCACCCTCATCTTCTTTTTCTTCGTTCATGTCCTCTTCATCCTCATCCTCTTCGTCCTCATCCTTTTCATCTTCTTCATTCATTTTCTTTTTCTTTTTCAATAATTTAAAGTCGTGCTTGTCAATTTTACCATTTTTGTTTGCATCAATTTTGTGTTGATTGCCTTTTAGTTCTTCACTAAAAACGGTAGGAGCAAACTCAACTAATTTTTCTTCTAGAAGTTTACCCATTTTTTCATATAAAGATGTTTGAATTATTTTTTTACCTTCTAAAAGGTTATTATTTAAAATGTGATGGACGGCTTGTTCTAAGTTTGTCATTTTTATCTCCTATTTCTATATATTATTTTTTATTGCCCATTTTGTTGGTCTTGACCTTGTTCTGGATTCATTTGCTGTTGCATTAACTGCTGTTGCATCATAGATGCCTGTTCTTCCTGTATTTGTTCGTTAATTTCAGCAATTTCATCTTCAGTTTGCTTTAGAATATTTTTTCTTATCCATTTTGCAGAATAGAACTGACCAACATAATTTGCCATAATATTCATCATATCTACTTTTTCTCTCATTATTTCGTTTTGTTTTAGTTCTGTGAAATAAGAGTCTTTATTCCAATCAAAACGAATATCTTGTTCTAAATCATTCCAATCTTTTTCAGTCATAATACCCTTTAATAGGCATTGTTTTCTCAAAAGATCTAAGAATATCAAGGAAAAACGCTTTCTAAGTTTTTCAATAAATTTATAGAACTGAACTTCATCTCTTGTTATTTCACTAGATCTTCCAAAATTAAACCCGGTGGTGGTTTCCATTCTACTAATTGGCACATTTAATGCTCTGTAGACTTTCTTTAGAAGATAATCTACATCTTCCATTTGACCTAAATTTTGACCACCATCTAGTAGAGAAATTTCCGTACCTTTACCGCCTTCTCTACGAGGAATCCAGAAATCCTCCAACATTGATTGGTGATTTCTTTCATCTTTAATTTCACCCGATCTACTT